CCAAACAGTCCATTTAAGGTATATAAATCATAAACTCCATCTCCCACTTGCATCTGCAGCTCGTATGTTTGATCGTTTTCTATAGGGAATCCAAGAATATTAGTTAGAGCATTTTGACACTTTTCTTTAATTATTCTATTCTTTACAGCATATTCAGTCCTATCTAAAGAAATTAAAAGTCTATTAACTCCGTTTAATATACTAAAAGCTTGACTACCTTCCAAGTAAAATATATTTACAAACTTTCTAAACTCAAATAATTTATAAGCTGCAGGTCCTAAGGCTTGTCTTATAGAATCGAATATGTTGTTAGATATATCTTTCAATATATTAAAAAACGGTACATCTTTTAAATTAAAATTACCACATGCAAAATTAGTAAAACCTCTAGAGTATTCATTATTAACTCTTAGCTGTGGTAGTTTATCTATAAATGGAAGAGTATTATCATTATATACACTCTGTTCAAAATTATAATTAAAAATATTTTGTGCTACTCTTGAACCTTCATTCATACAATCTTGAGTATATGGAGCTAGTTTATTATATAAATCAATTGATGCATTAACAGGCTCTAAGCCATATACAGCAGTAGATATATTACTTCTAACAGCATTACCTATGGTACCGATACCGTCATTTACTGAAGCTAATAGATTTAAATCCTGTCCAGATGCTAGTCTAGCTATATCTTCAGCTGCACATGCAAATGGTCCATTTAAAAGCTGTCTTAAATAGTATAGAATAGTACATTCATCCAGTCTTAATAAACCTTCAGCTGAAGCTAACATACCCATAAATTTTTCTAATTGATCTAAACCTAATTCAAATATCTGTAAGAAATTTTCCATAAAATCTAATTCAGATTCTGAAAAATTATGCATAAAATCACCTTGAAGCTTCCCATCGCAATCTCGAACAATAAGATTCTCAAACTGTTCTTTATTAACAAAAAGAGATCTTAATACTTGAGCTTTAATGTTAAAGAATCCATTAACATCATCTACTAATTCGTTTACTAATTGATCTACACAAGCTGACATTTTATTAATAATTACTAGAGGTTTGATTTTGACTATTTACTGGCTCTTGATTTTCTCTTCTAGCCTCTTCTTCATTTACATCTGGTCCTACATAAGGCTTAATACAAGTTATAAAATTCTGATATCTACTTCTTACAAACTTATGATGTATATTAGTTAAAAACCATTTTCCTAAAAGCTTACCATCTATTTGATTTTCATCCTCAGAAAATTTAACTATATCTATAAAAGTACCTGGTCTTCTTTCAGTATCACCTATTAAATTAAAATTAAGTTGTAGGTTGTAAAATGTTAAATTAGAAACCATTTGGGCCTTTACTATGCTTATACAATCATTTGGATCAAACTGCGGAATAGCATATGATTTAACTTGTCTATTAGGATCTTGATTAAAATTTAAATAAGGTCTTGCATTACCTCCAATCAACTTAAAGGATTTAATAAAGTCTTCTTCCCATAATGCTTTTGTCTCTTCTATAGTTATCTTAGTTATAACATTTCCTCCTTGAAAGTGATCATAATTAGTTACTAAGTAGTTGGTAAAGTATGAATTAGTGTAAAATGTGTAAGGAGTGGAAAGCTCGGTATTTTTTAATTGACCGGAATATGTATTAAATTTAACTTCGTCTTTAGAAAAAGGATTATTTTTATTAGTAGAAGTTCTTGTCTCAACCTCAGGGGTATGCTCTAAATCTCCTAAAGCAAATGCTTCAGTTGTCCGCTTTTCATTTTCTTTAAAATAACGGTCTAATGGAGTTAATGAATACTTTTTAGTAGATCTGTTAAACTGTAATATTGTCTGGACAGGTAATCCGTTAGAAGTTTCTGTATAATTAAATCGTAAAAGATATTTAAGTATATCAGAATACTTCCAATATACTCCACATCTAACTCTTTGCATTAATGAAACTAAAGAGGTCCCCATAGTTTTATTAATTTTATGATTACCAGAATCCCAATTGGATTCATCTATTACACCCTCACCTAAAATTCTAATTAATATCTCATCTTTAATAATATCGCCTATCAATTTAGCTTCATCTTTATTTGGAAAAGAGACATCGTAAGGAACTGCTTGATTAAGTCTATAGAAATTATAGTCTACTAGCTTAAACGTTTTGAAGTTATTAGATCTATCAGTTTTTGATACACTATTGCTCTCTGAAGTAATAACAAAAGTATACTCTAATTGTATCTTATCTAAATTAGGATTTTCATGATCGATGTAGTCATAAAATCTGATATGTAGATAATCTTTACCTGTTCCATCTACAACATGTTTTTCGTCAAAATAGTCATACGGGTTGTTAATAGTAATAGTCCCAGAAGTAAAGGGTTCAAATATAGACTCTTCAATATCAAGCTGTAATATAGAAGTCTGGGTTAACATTACCCCTCGTGTATCATCATTATATGCTGATTCAGCATCTTCAGTACGAGAAACTAAAAACTGACACCAAAATTCAGCCCCATTTAGCTTAAATTTAAAGGCTTCATCGCTTCTTTTATTACTTACTGACATTAAAAATGTTTGTTGTTAAATACTGTAGCTTGTGTCATTTGCTGATATAACAATCCCCTAAACTCAGGAATAATATATTCAAGCTGTTGTCCACCCTCAGCAAAAAAACTGTTACCAATAGTTTCTTTATTCAACAAATATATAATCCACCAGCTGTGAATATCACCGTAAATGTTATGTGAAGTAGTTGTTAACGGTTCCTTAGCTAAAACCTTATATGTATCAAGAATACTACCTTCTATATTATCAGGCATTTCTATTTTGTTGAGAAGGTTATAAAAATAAAACTCTTTACCGTTATTTTGTTGCGAGTATATTTTAAATATTCGCTCATATCGATTTATAGGTAGGCTAGGTAAGTCGCCTATTTCATCTTGATATTGTCCTGTTTTTCCTGTTAAACTCATAATTTTTATACTATTTTAATTTACAAGCCCGGGCCCTGTAGTGGTCTTGGTCCTAAACCTTGTCTTTCTTTACTACGAGCTACGAATTCTTCTCTTCTTTTTCGCTCCAAGGCCTCTTGTTCTTCTCGTTTCTTTTTATTATCTTCGTATTCATCACCTTCTACTGCCTTTCTCTCAGCTTCTTTTTTCTTTTCAGCTGCTTCTCTATCATATCTAGCAACTTCTGCTTCATGTTCTGCTCTCTTTTTAGCCTCTTTCGCATCTTCTGCTCTCTGCCTAGCTAGATCTGCTTGTCTATCAGCAATTTCACCCTCTAGACTATCTCTATTATCAGCATAGCCTCCAAATCCATCATTAAAATCAGTTAATTCATCAATAAAGTTAGAAGGTTCAAGTGTAAGTGATTTAAAGGAGAAATCGCATGTATAAGCTTCAGGTACAATAACGTCTCCCTTACCAGATATATATATTTTTCTTCTGCTTCCAAGCATGCCTACAGTAAAGGACTCTAAACTCGCCCATTGAATATAACGTACCCCTGGTATTACTAAATTATAAATAGCAGGGAAATTCATACCAATAGGACCTCTTCTATAAGGTCTATTAAGCTTAGTAAATTTAGTAATAAAATCGTAATTTAAATTAAACCCGTCGTCTGCTAAAGTATTAGAAAGAGTAAAACCTATCTGAACTCCATTATCTGTATTACTATATTGGTAAAATTTTGGAGTTTCAATATATGTACCCGGAGCACCTACAGTTTGTGTACCAGGATTTGAAGTTTTGAAATTAGTACCTAACATCTTATTCATACTGCCAAAAGCAGTTTCTGCACCCTTTGATACCATATCTTGAAGAGCTTGCCCTCCTACATCACCGATACCTTTTGCTGTAGCCATCGCTCCGCCTATTAAACTTTCTCCTGCCCCTCCTAGTCCCATTATTTGATCACCTCCAAGCATTTGAGCACCTCTCTGACTTATAGGTGAGAAGGTATTTTCAAATTCTGTACTAAACGATCTCATTTCATCAGAAAAGAATGGGAAGTTAAATCTCGCTAATGGCGTTCTTGCTACACTATATAAACCTTTATAGAAATCTAACCCAGGATTTGTGCTATCCGCATATGAAGCAGAACTATTTTGTGGAGAGAATACATTCATATAGCCATCAATAAACTGTTTGAGCTGTGAATATTTTAACTCATAAGCAGTAATGTAAGCAGAAGGTGCTTCATCCCGCAGCCTTACATTTCTTGGAACTGACGTCCAGTCATAATTTTTTACAATATCAAATGACCCAGGATTGTTACCGGTTCTTATTCCTTCATATGGGTCTAGAGCTGCCATAATAATATTTAAGCGTCAAACTACGCGAAGCTGTATGTTGAACTGTTAAATTTAAGTCTACTATCTACAAAGGTAGGTCCGTTCATATCGCCTTGCATAGAATCTTCATTACTCTGCTGCTGTACTGGAGGAGCAGATGGCACCGGTACGCCTTGACTACCCACCATCTTTGCAGTTAACTGTACAAGCTGTGCTAGATATTCATTTGACCTTTTAATCTCTGAAGTAACAGCTTTATCAAAAACATCTTTTACAATATTTGTATTATCTTTTTTAGCTAATATAGTAGCGAGAGACTGAGAAGGTAGTCCTGTTTTAGTAGTATCTTTCTTTTCTGTAAAAGGATTAAAGGCTCTAGTAAGCCCTCGCCCTAAGGTAGTAGCAAAAGATGTAAAGGACGACATCAATGAACTACTGTCCTTTTCATTTTGTGTACCTTTTACCGCACTATTAATAGCTTCAGCTAACTCCTTCATATTTATACCTGTACCGTTTCTAATCAGATCGGCTATAGCCCCACCCTCTTTCATTCCTACAACATCATCTTTATTATTAAAAGGAATTACTTTATCACCTCTTACCAGAAAATCATCAAACCCAACCAGCCCTTTCAAAGCACCCCATCCTTTGGCTGCTACATCTTTTGTCCCTTCCCATACCTTTCCAGGAAGATCTTTAGCAGCTTCAACCATACCAGCTACCTTATCTTTAACCCACCCTCCTGCAGCTGATAACATATCAAATATGCCTCCAAAGATCATATCACCTATAGACTTAAAGAATGCACCAGGACCACTAAAATCAACGCCTAGGTCACTCAAAAACGAAGCTCCTTTTTCACCCGCGTCAGCGCCTAACGACACTAAAAAATTAATAAACGAGGCTAGTTCTGGTAAAGCTTTTGCAAAATAATCACCAGCTTCTGCAAAGTTACCTGTTAAGAGTGCTTTAAAACCTCTACCCAGTGTAATAAAACGTCCGATAACCGGAATACTTTCAATCCAATTCAATATGGTTGACCCTAAATCTTTAGCTCCTTGAAATAAATTACCTACAATCGTCCCACCACTATCACCAAGACTTCCATCTTTATTAAAGTAGTTGAGTAAATTACCTACAATTGGTATCGAGTACATGAAATACTTACCAGCTTCACCCCATTCACCTCTAAAGATTGCTCCAATACCTTTTCCTAAATTAACTATATTTCCAATACCTGGTGACATTAAGACCCATTCTAAAATTTTATCCCACATACTAAAACTTTCGCCTGTTGGATCTGCTTCTCGTTTAGCTGCTGCTTCTTTATCTAGATCATATAATAACAACGCGCCATCAATTATCATTGATGCTATATTAGTGACACCGAATGGCAGTAAGTTTAAAATACCTGATACAAATTCCAATATAGCAGGTATATATTCACCCTTTTTCCATCTTGCTATACCGAAACCAAAGCTGAAAAGAGAGCCTATAACAGGTATAAATCTACCAAATTTAGCTAACTTACCTCCAATCTTAGCGGCAATGCCACCAAGCATCTTCATAAGCTTACCACCCTTAATAGCCTTCAATGATTTACTAACAAACCCACCTAAAGGCTTGAGAAGCTTGGGTAAGACTTTAGATACAAACTCACCTACAGGTCCTAAAAATTCAGAAATCCAAGTAGCAAAAGCTATAATACCTGCTGCTAGACCTAGCATACCTGGAAACTTAAATTTAGGCGCCTTTTCTTTCTCCTGGCCCTCTTTTATTGCATTTTTAGCTTTATCTATAGGAGTATCTTTTTTAGTTTTAGTCTCGCCAAATGTATCCTTTTTTTCTTTTCTCTGTAGATTAATTAACGTTTCTGCAAATATAGTAGACTCAACTTGCAATCTTCTTTTTTCACTAGAAGAAAGCTGAGGTTTAACTTTTTTAATTATATTTTTAGATATAGATTCCTTAGCAGTCTCGCCGGAAAATGCAGCGCCTAATTTATTTATGAAACTATCTGACACATATATATTTATGCATCAACCGTAGCATCAAACAAAGTAGCATCTATAACTATAGTAGATTCATCGTTAGTTAAAATCTTCTTATCATATTGTGTTACTTGTGATAAAAATCCTGTTATCTTATCATACAACTCTAATGGTAACTGCTCAATAATTTTAAATCTATCAGCTACCTTTAAATTATTAAACTCGACTTCTTCTTCTCCTACAGAAACTGATTCAATTACTTTAACAATTTCGAAAATGTAGATTAATCCCATTGCATCTGATAGACTATCGCTTTTTAAATTTTCTATCTCCGAAATACTTCTCCTAAGAATAACATTTTCATCCTTTAAAGTAGGAATCTTTAATTTTACTTTGATAGAGTCAATACTCACCTCTTTTTTAAGCTCAAACTTAGGTACATCTTTTGCTTTACTAACAAAATCATCTACAGAGACGATGTTATCTTTTGAATCTATTACTTTATTACCTAATGATTGTTGTCTTAATGCTAGTAAAACTGGTACTCTATCGAAGGTATAAAAATTTTCACCATCGACATTATCTATAATTACATCATTAACTGCTTTAGTAAATTGTAGAGCACCAACAACCCCGTTTACAGCTGTTGATATAATATCCTTTTGCTGCTTTAGATTTATTTGCGTTGCATTAACCTCTTTATTTACAGATGGAATAAAAATCTTAAAATTTTTCTTTAACTCTGTTAATTTAGAGATAAAATCTTTAGTGTTAGACATACTATTATTTAACTCTTATTTTATTTTTGCAACTTTTTCTTTTTCATCTTCGCTCTCTCTTTTATAAAGCTCTATATAATCTAATATATCTATAAAGGTGCTGTTAGCTAAAAACGTAACATCTCTCATTCTTTTACTAAGAACAAATAGATATTCTCTATACGTATTAGGATCTATACATTTATATAAGGTATCAAGAAAATGAAAAGGGGAAGAGTTTAAGAAGTTTATCTCAACATCAGCGTTTTCAAAGGCTGAAACTACTAATGCTTTCTTTTTTCTATTATAAAAATCAGTTATGGTTTGTAATACCTGTGCTGGAAGTGAGTTTGTAATTAAAGTAAACTCTTCAGAAGTTACTGAATTTAGATCTACTATTTCATTATCTATTTCAATAGTTTGTATAATTTTAAATATATTATCAGTAGATATTACAAATTCAGTAGGGTAATCTAAAACTAATTTAAAGTTATCTATTTTAACTTCTTCTCTAATATCTAATATTTCATTAAATGCTTTGAGAATGTATTCTAAATCTACATCTTTATCTATTCCATTAATGTTTAAGGTAACAGATTGTTTAATACATCTTTCTCTCAGCTTAACTAAAGTTATAAATTTTTCTAATACATTTAAATTTTTAGTTTTTATAAAAGTGTTTAAAAAGTCAGCCTTAGCTTCAAGAGGTTTATCGTAAAAGAACTCTTTTACATCTTTATATAAAAACTCCTTTACTGTAACGCTTTTACCGTTAGGAAGCTGAAACACGTGATCCATGTTTATAATTATGAGTTGACCTCTATTATTCTAGACGCCTCGAAGAGCTCTATCAAAACCATCAAAAAGAGAAGCGTCTATATCTCTTCGCGCTAATCTTGATTCTTTTTTAAGTGGCTTATACTCTTTAAATGCAAACGTAACTGATTTTTCTTGAAACGTCTCATCATTATAAGATAAAGTATACCCTTCTACATTAGTAGGAAAAACTTCTATAAATCTATAACCCTTTCTTATCTGCATCTTATTATTATACTGTCTTAAAGTTACATTACACAATAACCTTCTATTAATTAGTCCGTCTATACCTACAGCTATCATCCAAGGTCTAAAGAAATTATGTTCAATATCATCTTGTGTGTCCAAAAAGTTAATTGCTAAGTTTTTAGATAGAAAATCAGTTCTTTTATTAAGAGCATAACCAGGAAGAAAGCCACCTAAATTTTGAGAACCAGCAATATCGAATTGTGAATTTTCTGCTGGTACAGTAACACTTCTCGCAACTAATACATTACCATGTCTTGTAAACCTATCAGGCTCGGTAATAGCGCGCCAGTCATCTGTATTACTATATGCTTTACCTATAGCATCATTAACGTTGGATAATAAAGATGCATCATATTCAAACGTTACTTTCCATAGAAATGGATGTGCAAGAAAGAATTCTTCACTATTGCTATATCCATCTAGGAATTCCAGTGTTTCACTCGCCATTAATAATATTTAATCGCGAAAGTAATTTATGATGTAGCAAAGTCTCTATAGAAGTGATATGCAAATGTTACGTCAAAGCTTAGAACATCGCCAGTACCATCGGCAATAGAATATTCAACATCACTAATGTTTCTAATAGAAGCTCCAACAAGCTCTATAGTTCTAACATCGTTAAGTTGTTTATCTACCTGTACTAGATTAATAACAGAGTCGTTACCAGGCATTCCATATTCACCAACAGAAGTTTCGTTATTAAATACAAGTCTCGAAGCAGCTTCAAATTTAGTTCTTAAAGTACAATCTTCATCATGATAAAAACTAATAGTATAGCCTCCAGCTGTAGGGTAAGTAGATCTACCTGGTACTTGAAACTCTTGTCCAAAATAGTTTACCGTTTTACTGTCGATGTTTCGTCCTGGTAGAGTTGCAGTCTTAGCATAAACTAAGTCCTCATTACCAACGAATTCTATTCCACCAGTTAATGATATGTTTCTAACTCGAAATAGAAAATCTCTTGAAAATTGATTTTCAGCTGCTCTAGTAAAGAAGTTTTGAACTGTAGTTGCCATAATATTATTTAATTGTTCTTATTGTTTAACCGCTAATTAACTCTTGGAAATTAGCATCTGTTCTAGTAGCGTAGAAGTTAACTAAGATAAACTCTGCTGTTCTCGTTGGCTTAAGGTAAATATCTACCACAAGCTCATTAGCATCGATAACTGCTGGAGTATTGTTTCTTTCGTCGCATACAATCAAGTAATCAAATAATCCTTCATTGTTCTTCGCTCTTTCAAACAGAGGTGTTAAAGCATTTACTAATCTAGTTCTAGTAAACTCTGAGTTTTGCTCAAATACAAACTGACGAGCTAACTGCTTAGTAGGTCTCTCTAATGATAAGAATAACCTTCTAACGTTAATTCTATCGAATGCACTTGGCCTCTTCTGTAAAGTCTTCTGACCGAATATTACGATTCCCGATCCTGGGAATTGAGCTATTGGGTTAATATTAGCTTTGTAAAGTTCATCACGCTGCTTTTGATTAGGATTAACTGCAATATCATTAGCAAATGAAACTAACCCTCTAGTAAAGCCTGCTGGTGCGAACCATGGGAATGCAATTGCATCTGTTCTAGCCATTGCAGCTGCAGCAAATCCAGATGATGGAACCCAGCATTGCTTACCAGCATAACTGTCATTAACTGCCATCCAGTTGCCATAAACTGTAGCATAAGAAGTATTCTCATTCTCAAACTGATGTCTGATCGGCCAGTAAATTTCAGTTTGGAAGTTTTTAGTCTTATCAGATAACGGCTTAGTGTTAGCACCCTTAATAACAATTTGTCTAATTGGATCTGCTACAAAGATACAATCACCTCTATCACCACCTTCATATGGAGGCTTAACAAACTTCTCAAACTTATTAAAGACTGCAGAGTAATTACTTCTTAAAGTAAGAGCTGTTCCGGATATATCAGTTCCTTTTCTTAATCCTTCTACTGCGGTTTTAATATTACCACTATAAGCTTCATCATCATAATAATAAGGATTAGCTGTATCAGCGCTCATTATTGCATTAATAGTACCTAAACCAGCTTCTGCTACTATATCTATATTATAAACTTCGTCGTTCTTAATATTATCGAGCGATCTTTCAAGCTTAGATGGAATATCACCGAGAATTTTAGTAGTTACTGTCTGATTAGTAAATTGACCTAACGGGAATAAATCAGCTGTATTAGGAATATTAGCTAATCCAGCAAGCGCTCCTGCACTTCCAGATGCAGCAGTCGGTGGGTATGCCGCAAAACCAGTATTGGCAGCTGTTGCATTTCTTAGACCTCCTTTTGTTTTAAGCTTCTGAATAGGACGTCCTAAAGAGTCTAAGCCATTATTACCTAATAATCTATTAGATATATTATCATTAACTAAGACTTTAATATTTTGTGAGTCCTGATTACCTACGAATGCGGTAACATCAGCTCCTCCGGCTGGATTAAGCTGCGTTCTATTAGCATTTATAGAACCTGTTACAATATCAGTTAATACATAATCGAGCTTAGTTGCTTCATTAGCGTAAATTGACTTACGAAGTTTAAATACACCAAATTGAATGAAATCATCATACGTTCTACCATCTAAATCATAGTCAGTTAAGTTTTCCATTACACGTGAAATACTTTGTCCTGATCCATCTGTTTGTGAGGAAGTTAAATCAAATGTTATTGTACTTGTTGGTAGACTTGTATAACTACCAGGAGCGACATTATCTGCTGCTGCAGTTAAAACATTTACACCTGAAATAGCATTAAACGGAGTAGCTGGGTTTTGGGTATTATCTAATACACCAACATATGTACCTTCAAATCCATCGTTATTAGCTAATTGAGTTTTGTTTAAAACAATAAACCCAGCATTACCAATATCTGAAAAGCTTGTAGGAGCAACGCTAGCTGCTCTCGAATCGTTATTCCAAGTTAACCCAGAACCATCTAGTAATTGTAAGTATTGACTTTCAGTTAATTCAAAGTGTGAAGGTGCACCAACGACATATAGACCTGAACCTGTGTTTGAAAGAGTTGTAGTTGATTCTAACTTACCAGTAGCGTCTGCTTTTACTGATGAAACAGAATAAGCTAAAGCAGAATACTTAGATCCAAATCCATCACCAGTACTTGGACCGTATGGCAGTCTACCAGCGTAAACAGTAGCAGGTGAATTTAACAGTTCAGCTAAAGTGTAATGAAAGTATTTTTCTGCTGCATTAGTGGGGGGACCATATATTTGAACCAATTCTTGCTTAGTGGTTATCAGTAGAACTTCATCAATAGGACCTTGCTGAGCGAAACCAGTAACGTAAACGTTAGTTCCAGCAGCTGTAGGTGTTGTAAAGGAAAGATCAGATTCTCTTATTTCTACTCCAGGTGAGTTAATAGTACGCTGTGCCATAAAATTATTTATCCTATTTCAGTTTAATTATTTCAAAAATCGATAACTTCTGTATGTA